GTGTATCTGGCCAACTTCTGGGAATACTGCACCCAGGAGTCGTTCAGCGAGTTCAGAGAGAAGGTCCGCAAGGACCTGGAAACGACTGGCAACGCCTACTGGGAAGTCATCCGCGATGCCAAGGGCAAGATCCAGCAGTTCGTTCACCTGCCGTCCTACCAGATGCGCTTGACGAAGCTGGACGACAACCCCATCAAAATCGAGCGCCCGATCCTGCGTCTCCAAGAGGACGGCTCGGTGGAGGTGGATAAGGTCCCAGAGTGGCGGCGCTTCCGGCGCTACGTCCAGGCGCGCTCCGCCGCAGGCCGCTCGGGCTTCCAGTCGGTGGGCGCGCCCAAGGCGTGGTTCAAGTCGTTCGGCGACCCCAGGAACGTCAACTGCGAGACGGGCGAGGTGGAGGCCAAGAACAAGCCCGTGCCCGAGGGCAAGCGGGCCACCGAAGTGGTTCACCTCGCCCTGTACAGCCCGCGCACGCCGTACGGCCTGCCCCGGTTCATCGGCAACCTCCTGTCCATCTACGGCGACCGGGCAGCAGAGGAGATCAACTACACCACGTTCCGCAACAACAACATCCCGTCCATGATGATCCTCGTGAGCGGCGGCCAGCTGACCGAGGGCACCGTCAAGCGGCTGGAGTCGTTTGTGGAGAGCCAGATCCAGGGCTCGGACAACTACAGCAAGTTTGTCATCGTGGAGGCGGAGGAAACCGCCGAGGAAGGCGAGGAAGCTGGCCAGATCAAGCTGGCTGTCGAGCGGATGACCAAGGATCAACACGCAGACGCGCTGTTCCAAAACTACAGCAAGAACAACCAGGACAAGATCCGGCGCGCGTTCCGCTTGCCGCCCATCCTCGTGGGGCGCGCGGACGACTACACGAGGACCACGGCGGACACCTCGCGCCGAGTCGGCGACGAGCAGGTGTTCCAGCCGGAACGGGACAAGTTCGATGCGTTGATCAACCGCATCATCTATCCCGACATGGGCATCCGTTACCACAAGTTCAAGACCAACACGCCGAACACCACCGACAACCTGTCGGTGGTCCAGATCCTGTCGGGCTCGGAAAAGACTGGCGGGATGACGCCGCGCATCGCGCGCCAGATGCTGGAGTCCATCCTCTCTGTGGACCTTCCGGAGTTTCCGGCGGACTTCCCGGCAGACGTGCCCTTCAGCCTCACGATGGCGGAGGCGGTCAAGAACCAGGCGGACCCCGCGGAACCTGGCCAACAGGTCACGGCGCTCAAGGCGTACAAGGTGCTCAAGGCGCTGCTGGGCGACGCGGTGCCGGACGTGCTGGACGACGCGGATCCGGTCGTGGCCGTCATCAAGGCCATGGACGACAAGCTGGAGCGCGAGTGGCAGCAGTCCGCGCTCACCGGCACCGACGCCTCCGAGCCCGAGCCCTCCTGATGTCGTTCCAGGACCACATCTGCGACCACGTGGACGTGCTACACCAGCGCGTCCTCGCTCGCGACCTCCTGGTGGCCAAGGCGGCGCAGCTCAGCGAAGTTGCGCAGATGGCCAAGAAGGAACAGCGACTGCGCGAGTATCTGGCGGCCAAGTGGGCCGTTCGCGTCAACGAGGCTGTCCGAGCGGCACGCGCGGGCGCGCTCGCCGGACGCTCCGCCGCGGCCATCGCCAAGTCCATCGACCGGATCATGGCACGCTGGGCGCCGGACGTGAGCAAGACGGTGCGCGCCGAGGTGGCCGACATCTACCGGCTGGCCCGGATCGCTGCGCACAAGAAGGTGGCACGGCGGAGCAAGGCGTCACTCGCGTACAACGCGCCACCTTCCGCCAAGGGCGACGACGGCAGCGACATCCAGAAGGCGCGGAGGCGCCCTCGCATCGAGGCGCTGCCCCGATTCGACCTCGTGGATCGCGACGCGGCGGAGGCGTTGGGCGAGCGCCAGATGTTCTGGATCGGAGCCCACTACGGCGACCACGTGTCCGAGGTGGTGCGCGAGACCACGCGGGATACCATGGTGGCGACGGGCGCCGGGCGGCGGGCCACGGCTCGGGTTCTGGAAGAGCGCGTCAGGAGCAGCCTCGGCATCGTGTCCTACCCCGGCGGGTTCCGGGGCACGGCCGCTGCCTATTTCGAGGGCTTGGCCGCCAACGCTGCCACGGTAGCGCGAGCGTATGGCCAGCTTCGCAGCTTCGCTCGGATCGGGATCACCACCTACACGATCGTCAACCCGAATGACAGCCGCACGTGCGTGGTGTGCGGCTACATGGATCAGAAGGTGTTCGCGGTGGCGGACGGGATCAGCCAGGTGCGCTCCGAGATGAGCGCTCGGACCCCGGACGCCATCCGCGCGATTCACCCCTGGCCGACGCGCGCGGCCCTTGAGCGCATTGGCTCGGGCTCGCCCGGTCGGATCAGCGGCGCAGCAGGCGCCAGAGACTCCGCCGCGTTGTCCAGGGCGGGCCTGTCGCTTCCGCCGTATCACTTCAGGTGCCGGTGCGTCGTAGACATCGACGATGCGGCAGGTTCGCTCGATGATCTGTCACCGGCGGACTTCCAATGAACGTTCGTGGCGCGCCTCGGAGCGCGCTACGCTTGGATGCGTAGGGTAACACGTGGCCAATCCCAATCGCAAGGCGATGTCGAGCACAGACCGGCGCACCACCAAGGGTGTCATCACGGGCGAGGCGTTGGCCGAGTCCGGCTCCATCGGGAACGAACAAGGCAAACTCGCGAGCGGGATCAAGGACCTGATGGAAGAGCCCGAGGAAGAGGGCGAGGTGGAAGCCACCAAGTTTTACGTTCCCATCGCCAAGGCGAGCCAAGAGGAGCGGACGGTCACAGGCGTCGTGCTCCAGCCCGAGGTGGTGGACGCACAGGGCGACATCATGGACAAGGGCGTGATCCGGGCGGCGGCACACCGCTTCCTGGCGGGTTACAACACCCGCACCAAGCCCGGCCTGATGCACAAGGACTTCAAGCCCCGATTCGAGATCGTGGAGTCCTATCTCGCGCCCCAGGAGCTCACGATCAACGGCAAGTCCGTGGCCGAGGGCTCCTGGATCATGACGATGAAGGTGCTGGACGACAAGGTCTGGGACCAGATCAAGAAGGGCAAGCTCACCGGCTTCAGCATCGGCGGCAAGGCCCGAGTCCAAAAGCTGGAGGCCCAGGCCAAGGCCTGAGCCCAAACACGGAGGTCAGAACCTTGCCGAACCAAGCAAAGCAGCGTTTCCTCTCGCTGGACGTGGCGGAAGTCTCCGTGGTGGACGCGCCCGCCAACGAGGTGGAGTTTCTGGTACACAAGCGAGCAACGGAGGATGCGACCATGGGAGATACCAACACCAGCGCCACGGCTCCGGCAGCCGTGGAGAAGCAGAACCAGGCGCCGGAAGTGATCAGCCAGCCGGCCACCGCCGCCAGCACCGAGGCCGTGGAGAAGGCGATGGCGCAGGTCACGGCGCTGGTCGAGGGCATCGCCAAGGCGGCGGGCGCCACCATCGTCGATCCCGAGGAAGCTCGGGACGCGGAGGCGGAGAAGGCGCGCAAGGGCATGGGCGCGATGCGCAAGACGTATCGCGAGCAGCTCAAGGCCGCGGGCCTGAAGGGCGACGCGATGAAGAGCGCCATGGCGGCGTTCGACAAGTGCGCGATGATGGAGGCGGAGATGTCCAAGGAGGCGCCCGCCACCAAGTCGGCCACGCCCGAGCTCACGCCCGAGCAGCAGGCCTCCGTGGTCGCGCAGAAGGCCCTGGAGGAGCTCAGCCAGAGCATCACCAAGGGCAAGATGTTCACCAAGGAGCGCCAGGACAAGATGAAGGCGGCGCTGGACCAGCTCAAGGCGGTCATGGACGAGATGGGGACCGTGCCGACCGGCGCCAGCCCGGCCACCTCCACCCCCGACACCACGACGTTCGGCGCGAGCGGCGTGGCGGAGCTCACCAAGAGCCTCACCGAGCTCAAGGACCAGATCAGCGCCGGCCTCACCGAGATCAGCAAGCGCGTGGAGGCCGTGGAGAAGTCGCGCGCCCCGGGCAACGCGCTCCCCAACGACGCCACGGACGGGAAGCCCGCGCCCGTCAAGAAGTCCCTCTGGTCCGGCATCCTCTGAGGCCGGAGCGGCGACACTAGGACCAGACCAACCCGAAAACAGCCAAACCGGCCACAGAACGAGGTAGAAGAGACATGGCAGGAACGATCAGCAACCAGGAGCTGGTGGAGAAGGCGGTCATCACCGCCGATGCCATCGCGTCGAGCGGCAAGCTCAACCCGGCCCAGAGCGACAAGTTCATTGACTACGTGGTGGAGGAGACCATCCTCAAGGACAACGCTCGCGTCGTCCGCTTCCGCAACGAGTCGCTGGACATCGACAAGATCGGCATCGGGCGGCGCGCCGCCATGCCGAAGGCGGAGGCGCAAGATCCCGGCAAGCGTCGGGGCATCTCGACCTCCAAGGTCACCCTGACCCCCAAGGAGGTCATGGTGCCATTCGAGATCGGCGACACCTTCCGCGAGATCAACATCGAGGGCGACGACGTGGAGGACCACGTCGTGCGCATGTTCGCGCGCCAGTTCGGCAACGACCTGGAGGAGCTGTACGTCACGGGCGACAAGCTCGGCCAGGCCGTGCTGGAGTCGGACGTGGAGGACGGCGGCAGCACCACGCAGTACGTCAAGGACACGTACCTGGCGCTGGTGGACGGCTGGCAGAAGCTGGCCGACGGCGCGAACATCGTGGACGCGGAGGGCCAGAACATCGGCCTCGGCATCTTCTCCAAGGCCATCCGCGCGATGCCCACGAAGTTCAGGCGGAACAAGAACATGCTCCGCTGGTTCCTGAGCCCCGACCTCTGGCAGCTGTACCTGGAGAAGCTGTCCACGCGCGCCACCGGCCTCGGTGACGACGCGGCGGGCGGCGGCAGCCACGGTCCGTTCGGCATCCCGGCCATCCCGGTGCCGCTCTGGGACTTCACCCCGCCGGTCGTGGAGCACATCGTGCTCACCGGCACGACGCCCACGGCGCTCCGCTACGGCGACATCCAGGACGTGGTCATCACCCCGACCACGCTCGGCGGTGTCCCGACCGCGCCGTACATCGAGACCGCGGACTACGTGGTGGACTACGCGGCGGGCACCATCACGCGCAACGGCGGTGGCGCGATCGGCTCGGGCGCGACCGTCAAGGTCACGTACAAGAGCCCGCCGCAGCTCATCCTGACCCACCAGAACAACTTCATCGTGGGCATCGGGCGCGACATCCGCATCGAGAAGGATCGCGACATCTACAAGGGCGTCAACCAGTACGCCATGACCGCGAAGGTGGACGTCCAGTTCGAGGAGTTGACGGCCATCGTCAAGGTCAAGAACATCGGCCGGGGCGTCTGATCGCTCTATCTGACGTGGTGTAGACCACTGTAAACCCCTGAACCGCAACAACCATCGATTGGAGATTCTCAAGATGGCGAACACGAGAGCGAAGGTGGAGCTGATGGGCTCCGAGACGCACACCGGACGCGGCCGCACCATCGAGCGCGGCAAGCCGGTGATCCTGACCAACCCGTCGGACATCCGCTACTACCAGAGCCAGGGCGGGTTCACCGTCACGGTCCTGGAGGACGCGGCGGCCAAGCCGGCCGGCAAGCCCGCCAAGGGCAAGCCGGCCAAGCCCGCGCCTCCGCCCGTGGAGGACGACTCGGACGACGACAGCGACAGCGACGACGATGCCGAGGACGACTCGGACGACGACGCGGACGACACCGAGGCGGACGACGACAGCGAGGACGACGGCGAGGACGACAGCGCGGACGGCGAGGCCAGCCCAATCTTCAAGAAGGCCCAGCTGGAGGCGCTGACCAAGTCCGCCCTCGTGGAGCTGGCCAAGGACAACTTCGGCCTGGAGCTCAACGTCAACGACGGCAAGGGCAAGCTGGTCGCGGCGATCCTCAAGGAGCAGATCGCGCGGGCCAACGGCTGACCTCCCGAGGGCGCGAGCGAGCTCACCCCCCCCAAGCCGCTCGCGCCCTCGGTGGTCTTCACCACCGACCTGAAGAGGAGACATGACCGAGATGATCCACGTTCAGGTGCCTTCGGGCGTCGCCCCTCGACAGATCGAGGGGTTCCCGGCGGACTGCGAGCGGAGCGTCAAGGGCTCGCTCCACGTTCGGCCGGGAACCCTGGTGATCACGGCGGGCGAGCTGGAGCACCTCCGCAAGCACCACAAGGACATCGCGAGACGCCTCCACG